TGCAATTAGATATTCTACATTAACAACTGGTGCTACTTGGATTAATTCAGTTACACTAGTTGAAAAAGTTGCAAGACCAGCTACATCAATAACAGTTCCAGCAAGAGTAGGTTCATATCTAATAAAAGCTGTAGATAAAGCTGGTAATTTATCTGTTAATGAATCTATTATATCTACAAGTTTGTTAGCTGTTGGAAATTTTAATTCAATAACTACACAAACTGAATCTCCTACATTTTCAGGAACAAAAACAAATTTAACTTTATCTGGTGGAGAGTTAAGACTTACATCTTTAGCAAGTGAAGGTATTTATTTATTTTCAGCACCAATAGATTTAGGAACAACATATACTTCAAGAGTAACTGCTACAATTACTCAATATGCAGAAGATCCAAACGATTTATTTGACAGTGGCAGAGGATTTACATTATTTGATGACGCAACAGGTTCGTTTGATGGAAATGCACCAGCATTTACTAATTCACATTTAGAAATTGCAACTTCAAATGATAACGTAACTTATACATCATTTAGAAACTTTGTAGTTGGTGATTACACTGCAAGATATTATAAATTTAGAATGAGATTAACTTCATTAGATGGAGTCTCTACTCCAGTTATTACAGCATTATCTGTATCAGTTGATATGCCAGATAGAATATTTAGTGGAAATGATATTGTTTCAGGAACAGGAACAAAGTCAGTTACCTTTACTTTACCTTTTTATTCTGCTAATTATGCAGTTGGTATTACAGCACAAGGAATGGCAACAGGAGACTATTTCTTATTAACTAATAAAACTGTATCTGGTTTTGATGTTGCTTTTAAAAATAGTTCTGGTACTGGAATATCAAAGACATTTGATTATATAGCTAAAGGATTTTAAAATAGATGGCACAACACGATTATATTATTAGCAATGCTACATTTCCAGCAGTAAGAACAGATATTAATAATGCCTTATCTGCAATTCAAACAACAAACTCAGGAACATCAAGACCAACTGGTGCTGTAGCTGGTCAAATGTGGTTAGACACAACTAACGCAACTGCACCTACTTTAAAATTTTTTGATGGGTCAGATGATATATCTTTTGCGACAATTAATTATACAACAAATACAGTTGATTGGTTAGATTCTTCTATTACAATAACTGGACTTTCAACAACTGCAACTGGAACAGTATTAACTTTATCTGATACTGCTAATACAACTTCTGTAAACTTAATTATAGACAATCAAAAAGAAGTTCGTTTTAGAGAAACAACGGCTAATGGAACTAACTATGTAGCATTAAAAGCACCAGCTAGTATAACTTCAGATTTAACATTTACATTACCTGCAACTGATGGAGTTTCTGGTCAAGCATTAGTTACTAATGGTTCAGGAGTATTAAGTTTTGTTAATGCTGGTGTTTCTTGGCAATCAGTACAAACAACAGGATTTACTGCTGTGGCTGGTAGAGGTTACCCATGTAATACAACTTCTTCTGCATTTACAGTAACACTTCCTGCATCACCAAGTGCTGGAGACGAAGTTATAATTTTAGATTATGCAGGAACAGCAGATACAAATAATATTACAGTAAGTCCAAATGGAAATAAAATAGAAGGACAAACAAGTAATTTATTAATTACTGGTGATAGAGAAGGAGTAAGATTAGTTTATGTAGATGCAACACAAGGTTGGATTGGTGTATCAGGATTTCAAGAAGGAACTGATGCTATGATACCAGCAACTTATTCAATAGATTTTTTAGTAGTAGCAGGTGGTGGAGGAGGAGGTGCAGTACAAGCAGGAGGTGGAGGTGCTGGTGGATTTAGAACATCAACTCAAACAGTATCAGTTGGTACAGTAATTACAGTAACAGTTGGAGATGGTGGTGCAGGTGGAACAGGTTTTGGCCCAAATGGTTCTGACTCATCAATATCAGGTTCAGGTTTAACAACAATAACTTCTGCTGGAGGTGGAGGTGGTGCTGGTGGAAATTCATGTTCACGACCAACTTCTGGTGGTTCTGGTGGAGGAGGTTCTGGCCCATGTATTCCAAATGCTGGTTTTGGTAACACTCCAAGCACATCACCAAGTCAAGGTAATAATGGTGGTGATGGTGGTGGACAACCAGCGGTTTCTGTTTATGGAGGTGGTGGAGGAGGAGCTGGTGCAGTAGGTGGAAGTGCAAATATTAGTCCATCTGCACCTGCTTGTGGAAATGGTGGAAATGGAACAGCATCATCAATTACAGGTTCTTCAGTAACTTATGCAGGTGGTGGTGGTGGTGGTTCAGATGCTAGAACAAGTCCAGCAACTACTGGTGGAGATGGTGGAACTGGAGGAGGTGGTACTGGTGGAAGATCTGGTAACACTTGGGTTCCTACTGCTGGTACAACAAATTTAGGTGGAGGAGGTGGAGGAGGAGTTTATAGATCACCACCTGCAAGTAGTACTAATGGTGCGGCAGGAGGAAAAGGAGTTGTCATATTAAGTATGCTTACATCTAAATACTCAGGAACAACAACAGGATCTCCAACAGTTACAACATCAGGAAGTAATACAATATTAACATTTAATGGTTCAGGGAGTTACACAGCATAATGGCTAGTTTTGCAAAAATAGGATTAAACGGAAAAGTAATAGAAGTTCAATCAGTAGTAAATGAAGTTTTACACGATAGTAATGGAGTTGAACAAGAATCTATTGGAATTGATTTCTTAACTAAATTAACTGGTTGGGCTATTTGGAAACAAACATCTTATAATACCAATGGTGGAGTTCATTCTTTAGGTGGTACACCTTTTAGAAAAAACCATGCGTCTGTTGGTTATACTTATGATGAAGATAGAAATGCTTTTATTCCTAAGAAACCTTTTAATAGCTGGGTATTAAATGAAGATACTTGTCTTTGGCAATCTCCAGTTGCTAAACCAAATTTAGAATTAGAATCAAACCAAGTTTATTCTTGGAACGAATCAACATTGACTTGGGATATATTAGAAATATAGTATATTAAAAAATGAAAGGAAGGAAAGTGGAAGCAACAATAAATGGGATATTCCCAACACCAATTTATATCTCTCAACTAAATAGAGATCTAACAACTAAAGAATTATCATTTATTGATAAAACTAAATTAGATGTTTATAAAAATGAAGGAAATACAACTTCTAATAATAACTATATTCTTAATCACGAATTATTTACTGATTTAAAAACAGAAATAGATTTAAAGATACAAGATTATTTTGATAAAGTTGTTTGTCCAGCAAACAATATTACTCCTTATATTACACAATCTTGGTTAAATTATACCGAAACAAATCAATATCATCACAAACATCAACACCCAAACTCTTTAGTATCAGGAGTATTTTATATTAACTGTAATGAGGAACATGATAAGATTAAATTTTTTAGTGATAAATATTCAAGCATTAAACCTGAAGTAAAAGAATGGAATTTATGGAACTCAGAATCTTGGTGGTTTCCAGTTAAGACTGGAGATATAATATTATTTCCATCATCATTAACTCATAGTGTAGAAACAAAACAAGGAAACAATACTAGAATTAGTCTTGCTTTTAATGTTTTTATTAAAGGAACATTTGGGAGTAATAAGGGACTTACTGAAATTAAATTATGAAAAAAAACTTATCTGATTATGTTGCTCATTATAAATCTTTTATAAAAGATGATATATGCGATAAAACAATATTAGAACTAAACAATATAAATAATAATTTGTGGAATCAACATGAGTTTTATAATTCAGGAAAAAACATATCATTAAAAATATCAGGAGATCAAGAGTTATCAACTTTATATTCAAGAGAAATATTAACAAAAGAAATAATTATGAAACAAGTTTGGGAAGCTATTTATAAATATATAAAAGATTTAAAATTTTCTTGGTTTGATGGTTGGAAGGCACATAGCGAAATTAGATTTAACAAATATTCAGAAAATACAAAAATGGCACAACATTGTGACCACATACATTCACTATTTGAAGGAAAAGAAAAAGGTATTCCAATATTAAGCATATTAGGAATCTTAAATAATGATTACGAGGGAGGAGAATTTATAATGTTTGAAGATGAAGAAATTAAATTAAACAAAGGAGATATATTAATATTTCCATCTTTATTTTTATATCCACATAAGGTAGAACCTATAAAAAAAGGCATTAGATATTCTTTTATTTCTTGGGCATGGTAATTAGAAAACTAAACATAGAGAAAACTATTAAAGCATTTACAACAGAACATGGTTTTGCTTGGGGAATTAATACAGTAATGAAATCTTTAGCACCAATAGCTAGTTATGATCTTACTTCTACTGGTGGAACATTTATTATAGATAGATGGGAAAGCATATACCCACAACCAACATCACAAGAAATAAGAGATGAATATATTAGACAACAAACTATTGCAGAGTGTATAGAATACTTTAATAAGGTTAAATGATTACATTAATAATAGGTTTAATAATTGGAGTGTTTGTAGGTTGGAAATACGAGTTAGCAATTAACGACTTCATACAATCAATTAAGATTCACCTAAACTTGAAATAATCAAGTTAATCACCATATCCGTTTAAACAAACGGAGACAACAATGCTAAACTATTCAGACATAAAAGCTTATTGGTCTAAATTCTATGCAGATGCTTTTGAAGATGTAAAAACATTTTGGAAAGACTATGCTAAGAACGTAGAACAGTTCTACAAAAA